AAAAAATCACGCTGACGGGGTGAATAATCCGTTGTGTAAAAGGCTTTTGAGACCTTGCCAACGATAATACAATCACCCCTCCACTATGTCAATACGCTATCCTAAAAACATAAATTTAATTTGAGCTGCAACAAAAGCGCCTTTTAAAAATCTAATGCCTTGCGCACGCTCCCGATACATCTTGGCTGGTGAAATATTAAGAGCGTTACAAATCTCTCTCTCGCTTGCTTGTTGTACGTATAAGCCCATTACTATTTGATATTGCAATAAATCGTCATCGTGTAGGTTCATTATTTGTTTTTCTATTTTAAGGCACTCGTCATCGGTTAAGAACTTGATATAAGCCTTTCTCGCAGTCGGCAGCACGGGGATTGAGATTGTTGTGCTTGGATATTCTGTTCCAATTCTGTCACGTCCCCAGCAATTACCCCATTTTTCTAAAATTCGCTCAACGCTATAAGTCATTCTCAAGCTCCTTAACTTTTGCCTTGTAGATTTTAATTTGCTCTTTGATTTCTTCGATTGTCAGTTTTAATGGCGGATGGTCGTTTCTTTCCAGGTATTCAACACGTTCAATTCCGATTTTCTTGATTAGATTTATTCGGTATTCGATCGCATTACCGCTTTTGTAGTTATTACAGGCTGAACACTGTTTGTGTATGTTGTCCTCGTTAAATCTCAACTCTGGACAGGCTCCACGGCTGCGATAATGTCCTGCGTGATATTGTCCTTGATGATAGCGACCGCAAGAAATACAAGGCTCGTTTTTATCTCTCAAGCGGATGAATTTATTCACCCAACTTTGTAAATCATCTAACCACTCAGAACGGCTTTTGATTTTTTGTTTAAGTGCGGTCATTCTTTTCTTGGTTTCTAACCGCTCTTGCTTGTCTTTTTTCTCCCGTTTCTTTCTTGACTGCTCCTTGGAAAGGATAATCGCACATTTAGGTGAGCAGACTTTTTGCATTGAGCTTATTGTTTTCACAAAGTAACAACCGCATACCTTGCATTTGGTTTCCTTAGGTTTCTTAGCCATATTTAGCCTCTATAAATGGTTTTCTTGTTGGTGCGATTTACTGGATAACTTATTGTTGGACGTGTTGTTACAGAATCTACTTTCCCGACATTCGCTAACACTGCTGCCAATGCTGCCGTCAATGCTACTGTTAAAGTTGTTTTACCGTGGTCAACGTGTCCTATTGTTCCAACATTCACAACCGGCTTTGTACGTTCAAATTTTTCTTTCTCATTCATCGTCCGCACCCTCAACAAAACAAATAATCAAAAACACCACCACAAATAGAACTGCTGCCATAACTATTTCCTCTCTCATTTAAAATCTCAATGCATCGTTAAACTTAACTCCATTTTCGGCGCCCCAAGCAGTTATATATTCGATTAAGCTCGCTAATCGCTGTACGCCCATTTGTGCGGTGCTTTCTCGTAGATTGATTACCTCACCCTCAAGCCCGATTACCATCTCAGCTTTACCGCCTGTTGCGATTTTGTGAGCTGATACCATAATCATTTTCCAGGTGTCGATGTCTCTTTTCTTGCCGTTAAATTCACACTGTTTGCTAATATCGCTTAGTAGTGCGTGTAATTTTGAATTCTGCTCAAGTGAGCGTGTCATAGGTTGGATTTTTACCACCAACGGTTTTTTATCGTCCGTTGGTAGTTCTTTTATGAATTCAATGCAATTCAACCGCACCTGGCTTGAGCGCAGGAAGAATTGTCTTTTACATTCCATTGTAGCCACCGACTTTTTTAATAAAATCAAGGCTAACAGAACGCATTACAAAATCTTCCATCGCTGGATCAAACACTACGATCATCTGTCCTTTTGAGTTTCCTTTGATTTCTTTGCCTGTTATCGGGTGAATAAATGCAATTCGCCCACCTGTAATATCAATCACTTCATTGGCCACGTTGTGAATGTGGTTTTGATACCACTGTGTAGATTTGTCGTTATTGAGTAACATCACGACTAAATGTCCGGCATCGCGTAATTCTTTCGCTCGGACTAAAAAAGGCGTTACATCAGAGTATGGCGGATTTACATAGATATGCGTTGGATATCCATTACATTCTGATAAATCATTTATCTTTCCGATCACATCATCGCCAAGAAAATCTAAAGCGATATTGTCATTGTCTCCCCATGCTGGGCCGATTCCGATCCATTTTGGGAATAATTTATTTTTACTATCTGCCGCTCCGTCAACATCAAACCAACCAAACCGAATCTCTAAATAATTTCTGCAATATTTCGGCGTTTGCCATGTATCTTTATCAAATTTTTGTTCTGTCATTTACGCAATCCCCATAATTTCTTTAATCTTTGCCACACCGTTTTTTGATACTTCTGGAGGGATAACCTTAGGCTTTTGCTCTAGCAGTTCTGGAATTTTAGGAAATTCAAATCCAGTGCGAGCTTTTTCAACTACTTCGGCAAGGATTTTCGGCATAGCTCTTTGGCAATCTTCCCATTTCTTTTTGCCGTAACCGTCATAGATTGTTTTTAACAAGTAATACTCTGCTCTTGAGCGGAATTTGAAGTTATGAGGCTCTTTCGCATAACCGAAGTATTTTTGAAGTCTAGCCTCTAACTCGTCTTGTGTTGGCAATCCTAATTCGTGGTTGTTGTAACTGTTACACCAAGAAATAAACTCGCCCACACTTGGCAAATATCCGTTTGCTTTCGCTCTAGCCGCTGCCATTCCACGTTTAACTTGCTCAAATGTTTTGATACCGTTTTCGGCAAAGCCTAGAATCCATTGTTGTTTAAGGATTTTTAATTGTTCAGGTTGAACCGTTAAGAGTGTTGGACAAGATGCGATTAATTGCTCGAAAACCCTGTCAATTAACTTCTCTGCGATAACCGGAGCTTGTTTTGCTGTTGTTTGGTTTAGTGTTGTTACTTGGCTCATTAGAAAACTCCCTCCCAATCTTCTGGGCGATTCCACGGTTGAGCGTTTTTCTCGGCAAAAGTCATTTTTTGAGGTTGTCGCTGGGCAACTCCATTCCCTCGCCAATCCCATTCGGATTTAAATCCACGCCAATTACGCTCGATGGATATTGTGATTGCTTCAGCAAGAGGTATTCCAGCCTTATCCGCCTCGCGCTGAAAGCCTTTCAGTGCTGTTTCGGTAATTGGTGCTTTGCAGGCTTTTCGGTGGATGATGAAGTCATCCGCAAGTTGTCCAGTGATGCCAAATTCATCAAGCAAATCAGATTCGCTTTTTTTGGTATTTTTTTTATTGATATTTTGTATAGTGTTTTTATTGTTATTTTGTGTGTGAACTTTTTTCACCAGATCTGATGAACTTTTTTCACCAGTTTGTGAAAAATTTTCACCAGTTGTATCTGATGAACTTTTTTCACCAGTTTGTGGAATCTCAAACGCTTTCACTGAATAAGTATTCAATTTGCGTTCACCACCTGAACGCTCAAGTAGCCCCATTTCAACAAGTGATTCACAAGCAGTTATAACAGAACGATTACTAAGCCCTGTCACTTCCATGAATTGACTAACTGAAATACTGTCTGATTCTTTATTCCACCCCTTTGTTTTGCGAACTACAAACAAGTAACATTTAAGCTCTGCGCAAGTGAGCTTTGCCAGTAATTCGTCAATGACGGAATTGGGAATTTGAAACGCATTAGGAATAAATTTACTCATCACGCCGCCACCTTCTCTTGTATAAATTTGCCGTTCCACGTTGCTTTCATCGGCAACAACCCTTTTGCGTACCATTCATAGAGTTTTGCAGCGCCTTTTTTAAGTAACGTTGGCTTGTATTTGATAATCGGATCGCAACCATGCGGGGTAAACTCATTAGCTTCTTCGGTCATATACACATCACGGGCATAAGACGTTACGCGCCATTCACCGCGCTGGTCTCTGTAAAGCCAGTTCTTTTTCTGTAAAAATGCGTTGATTTGCGTTGAATTTACGCCGTTCAGACCTTTTACGAATTGAGGTGCGGTCATTCCCGCTCGGAAGTAATTGCTCATCGCTTCAATGCAATCGGCTTGCTGTTTGTTTTCTAGTTTCAAAACCTCTTCTCGTTCAACAGATTCCGCTAACTCACGCAATGCTGCGGCGTAGTTTTGTGGTAAAAGTGCGGTTGGATTTTGATGACTTACCAAGCTGTCAAATGTGCGAATAACGTATAAGTGGAATTTCGGACTAATCCACATTGCGTAAGCGTAAACAAGTTCTTTGCTTACGAATGTTCCAAGTCCTTGTTTTGTAAGGATAGACGGAAATCCGTCTTTTGAAATTTCGCCGATTAACTCTTGCGTTTGCTGATTTGATAACCAGTAAGCAGGACGATGACGACTTTCACCGCCACTTGCTTGATGTAAATCATTTAAACAAAAACGCCCTTGTTCATCTTGGCGAATTTGTGTATCATAAAGCTGTATTTTGGTTTTCATAAAAAATTCCTTCGTACAGAACCACGGTTGCCGCCGTGGTTTTTTATTGCCGTTTATTTAACGAGATCATGCACTCGATTGAGTGTTGCGTTGCTGCTAAGTGTTTGTTTAATAATTTTCGAATAATCTCTTCTTCTCCTTGGGTGATTTCGCCATCTTTTAACGCATCTTCCAATACACCAAAAAGCATGCCTCGAGCTGATAATTCGTGCAGTTGGATATTTGCCATTTCCACTGCATCTAGATTGTCTGCATCAGTGTCTTTTACAAAACGTCCACCAGCATTGCGACAAAGCTCATCGATAAAATCAGTGCAGCCATATTCGAGCTGGACGGCAATCAATTCTTCGTTTTTAAAGCGTTGCCCTTTTGTTTGGTAAAGACGGTTATTTAACTCGCTTTCGGTAAACCCAAGAAAGCCAGCTACCGCACTTTTGCCGCCAGGAATCTTCTCAATCATTCCGATAATGGTTTGTTTCATTGCCATAATTTTTGCCTTGTTTTTATGGTTTTCTTTTTAGTTGGTGTTGGTAAATTACAGTCATGCGATAATCGCAGAGCTTGACTTGATGGGATTACTAAAGCTTCTAATCTCTTCAGCAGAAATAACGTTTTCCAAGGCTTGAGATAGAATCTCTGAATATCTGGTCTCACCTGTATATTCAGTTCTTGGCAGAGAATTTGATGCGCGCCATTTGTAAACTGCACGCACAGAAACACCGCACAAACCTGACACTTTAGCCGCTCCCAAAAAGTCAATAATATGTTTTAAGCTTTCCATATATAACCTCTTAGAATGAACTTTGAGTACATAATAAACCAGAACTGAAAGTACTTCAAGTTTTATTTATAATTGAACCGATAGTTCAAAGGTGAAAAAAAATGATTACTGAAGAAAAAATTAAACAGGACTTTGCCGCACGGCTAGACATTGCATGTAAGAGAAAGAACTTGCCAGAAAAAGGCAGGGGGAAAATCATTGCTGATATACTGAAAATAACGCCAAAGGCCGTGAGCAAATGGTTCAATGCCGAGACATTACCAACTCAAGCAAATATTTATGTAT